CATGACGGCTGGCAAAACTGTTGCGGCCAGAACCCTTCTTGAACCAATGAACAGAATTCAATCTGCCAACTTTAATTTCACTATTAATAGGCAAGATATCAACGAATTCGGCCAATTGGCACGTTTGGATTCCATCGTGATGGAATCTCCGACCGTTGGGTTGGACTTCAATTATTATCTAACTGACGGCGGCAATGAGAGAAAAATGGGCTTTAATGTTCCCACTTCAGCAGACTCGGCGTACGGCAGAGCAGATACCTCTCAAAACTTCTGGACCGGAGACGGATGTATGTCTGGTTTTTCAGCCCTTTCTGGCCTTCTGAACGATCCCCAAGGCAACAACTTTTTTATCACAGTTGTTCCTGACGGTAAGGATGTTCAAGGAACCACTCCTATCAGCAGCACTACAGATTTTGACGTCGTTGCTATAGGAAATGGTTTTGTAAGCGATTATACCGTGGAAGCCTCTGTAGGGTCTATTCCTACAGCTTCTGTAACGGTTGAAGCTTTCAATATCAAAGTGGAAGATCATCTATCTGGACAGATAGCAGCGGGCGTTCATTTGGACCCCGGTGTACCCGGTGTAGACTTGGATGGCAACAGTGGTTCTAACCGTTTTTGTTTCCAAACCGGTATGGGTAACACAGGTAGTTGGGTCGATCAACAGACCCGTGGAACTCCATTTAACACCACAGGAGACGTTGGAATAGCCGCTCTAAGACCCGGCGATTTAACGTTGGAAATGAGCGCCTCTGGCAGCTATATTGGTTTAAACCAAATGTCAGGTGATGGAAGCGCTCATATTCAGAGCTTCACAATCAGTGTTCCTTTGAGCCGTACCATCCTTCAACGTTTGGGAAGCACATTTGGTTATGCTCGGGTAGTGGATCTTCCCCTCGATGTTAGTTGCACCATATCTGCGGTTGTTGCTGACCTGAAGAAAAACAACCTCTTCGATAATCTGAGTTCCACTCAAAAGCACAACTTCACGCTGAAAATGAACGATACAGCCGGCAAACAGCGCCTCAAGTATATTGTGAAAAACGCCAGATTAGACAGCGAAACCTTCACAAATGCCATTGGAGACAACGAATCTGTGGATATGACGTTTACCGCACAAATTGGCGGCGCAAACGACCAATCCGCAGGGCTCTTCATGGAGGGTTCTTATAAGAGATACAGAACCCTACCGTATTGGCCCATGGGCTCTACGAAAGATGACGATGCCGCTTATAAGGGAACTCCCGTATGGCTAACATAAGATATTAGCCTTTAAGGCTTAAAGCAAAAGCTGCCAAGGAAACTTGGCAGCTTTTTTAGTCTCTAAAAAGGGATCTTATTGAAAAGCGTTGTAAAGGGGCCAGTTAGCCTCTCCTGTGCCCATAGCAGCGTCTGTACCGGCTACTTGACGGGGGGCGGCACCAAAGATGTTATATTTTCCTATAAGCATTTCTAGGTGCGTTTCTGCGTCATTAGCGAGCCCTCTGTAAGTCTTGGCTATTTCGTTTTTATTGGTACGCGTAATCACAGCGTCTCCATCTCGCAGGCTAATAAAATCAACCGAACTATCAATGTTCTTCAGTACAGCGCGGGTTTTCTTTTTGTAGTAGTTTACTAGATATAACTGTTTAAAAATATCAGACTCTTCGTAGCGAAAGGTCCCGGTACTTTGAATAGCGGTGTCCCCGTCTGCTGTCCCTGATCCTGAAAAAGTGGTATAAAGCTGTGTGTTTAAAAGACCAACGTTATTTTCCAACCATCCAGAAATAGCGGATATTGGTTGATAGCCAGTATTGCTATCGAATTCGTCCCGAAAGATGCCCGTCGAAATTGTACTGACAAAATAAGGAGTTTGCCTCTTATCGGAATTCCACGCCATGGTAACCTATTTTACACTTAAAAACCTTCACTTAGAATCTTTTTGGCTTTATCGTGATTAGGATGCTTAGGATCACAGACTGAATTTTGCGTGGGTATAGCTATGGTTTTTTGGCCCTTGGTTACACGCCTAAATTCTTTACGCAATTTTTCCTTTAGTTCTCTAGTATTCCCACTTGCGAACAACCTAATCTTTCCACATAAATTTTGCAAGTCAGAAAGGGTCATTTCTTTAAGCTGTTGTTCAAAAATCACGGAATCGTTGGTACCAAAAGGATTGACCTCACGAACCCCTAAAATATCTTCAAGATCCTCTATGCGAGACAAGGTCTCATCGTCCAATTTACCGCTCGAATAGTCCAGCTCGCTAAGCTTTATCTTCTTTTTAGCAGAAGCAGTGGCTGCTTCACGTGGCGTTACCCTTTTGGTAGCGGCTTTCTTTTTGGTGCTTTTTCTTTTTGTTGCCATATACCATAATAGTATACACAGGATTTTTTCAAAAAAAAACTCCACCCCAAACGGGGTGGAGCTGAATTTTTATGATATAGATCTGATTACATAATCAAACCTACCAAGGCCCGGTTATCAAGAACCATGCGACCCTCTTCGAGAGACCCATAATAACCGATACGTTGCTGCCTAATGGAGAACTGATCGTCCGCCACTAAGTTAAACTCAGAACCGGTCTCAGAATCCACAGCAACGGCGCGCACCAGCGAATCACGGGTGCGGTCCAAACCAATCAAGATTTCCTGAGTGGAAGCATCGAAGGCTTCTGTAGTGGCACTATCGGCAAAACCAAGATATTCGGTTCCACCCGCTACAACATCAAATACGGTATTGTAACGTTTGCCAACACCGAGCTCAAGGACCTCCATGATATTAATACCAAAGAACTCAGTAACACCACTAGACTTCCAAACCTCAGTACGTATCGCATCCGTTGCCGGAATAGATGTAGTACCAGAAGTAGCCTGACGGGTATTCACTGGGTTATAGGCCATAGCACGAATCTGCTCTACCACTTCCGGAGAAACGATAAGATCTGTGATTCCGTGCCGTGCTCCCGTAGGAGTACCACCAGACCAAGAAGCGTTAACGCGCTTGGCTTTAGTGATAAGCTTATTGATATCCTCCAACTGGAAAACATCCTCTGTAGCAGTACGGAAAACATTCAGGTTACGAGCCGAGAATTTGTTATCTCCGGCCCTAGCCTCAGCCAGAGCTGTCATCAACAAGTTAGAAGAAGTTCTTTCCTGTTTTAGCAGCACCTCTTGGGCTACGCGTGTGAATGTTTTTCCAATCACATCTAACCGTGAACGAGAGGCATACTTTCGATCGAAAGCAACCGCACTATCCAACGTATAGGTTGTGAATTTCAGCTCAGAAGCTGTGGGTTGAACTGTGTTGGTGGGAAGACCACCAGCGACGGACTGACTGTAAACCCTGATATAATCCTCGTCGAAGACGTTGTAATACAAGTCTAACGGGAGGGAAGGGTTGTCATCAGCGTTATACTGAAGCGGGGTAAACAGATTGCTCAGTGTGGGAGCGTTATTAATCACTTCCGACACAACAGGACCAATAAACTCCGCTAAGGCGACTTGCGCGGCATAAGCAGTATCCCGATTCTTAGAGGCCATAGCCTTAATAAGTTCGAGTTGCTCAGGCGTTCTTTTTAATGTAATTTTCATTATGTTAATTCCTTTGCGTTTTGATTAGCCATTATCTGACGGAGCCCATGAAGCAGAAGCGTCAACTTGAATCATCGCGTAATTTGCTGTACCTGTGCCAGCAAACTCATCTACTTGGCCCATTGAAGAGGTCCTGTTTCCTGTGGCAACAATATGTCCAATTACTCGTTGCCGATACACCAAATCCGGGGAGACCCCATCCATGGTACCTGCAGTTGCGCTAACAACTGCCAAATTACCGGGAATAAAGGTAGCACCTTCGGTATATGCGGTATTCGCAAATGTAAATAAACCTTTTGTCGCGACCGGAACGGCTTGGCCGCTCAGAACCGCTTGTAACTCGTCTCTCTTAATCGGATTGTAAATGAGCTTTTCACCGTTCTCATCATTTGCTACAGTCTGATTAAGCGTGACGCCTAATACGGGAGCACCGGTTGTGGCAGCAATACACCGTAGAGGAACTGTTGGGTATTTGTCGGCTCCCAAGAATGGGTAGTCGGTTTTACCAAGGTAACTCGAAGAAGCCATAAAATCAATCGTGTCTTTCTTCAGATCACCACTCAGTACCTTCACTAGTACACCTGCACTACCGTCTCCGTCGGTTGATGGATTATCATCAACTATCTGGTTAGCAAACAGGTTAATCACATCGTGATCACTGTATTGCCTGAATGGATATAGTCGTAATGCCATAATATTTTAATATGTAACTGAAACTGTTTCAGGGTTAAACGCTTTCATGAATCTGTCCCTCAAGGACTCTTCCTTTGAAGAAGCCTCATTATTGTTTACAATTGCAGATTCCTCGGGAACTTCAACGTTCTCGATCAAATCCTCAACTGTAGCTTCGTCCTTGACTGTGGCTTTTGCCTCTTCAAGGTTAGCTAAACGTTTCTGAAGCTCTTCTTCTACCCGCGTCTGAAAAGCAGCTTCCTGCTCTTCTTTGTAGGCCTTCCCTTTATGCTTGAGTATAATCCCAAGTTTTTGCTGATAGCTATCAAAAGCAGCCTCGGAAGACTCGAGCCCAACTACTTCCTTGGCGAGAACAGCGCGATCGCTGTCGTCCAAGTCGTACTGAGAATCGATATTTTCCATTCTACTGTTGAATAGCTCCTCTGCTTTGGCAGAGGCAAGAGTATCCTCTAGAGAAGTTATCTTCTCTTGAGCCTCTGTGAGTTGCTTTTTAAAATCCTCGATGTTAGCCTTGGCATCTTCAGCTTTGGTAATCGCATCTGCTTTTTCATTCTCAGCAGCGTCTCTCTGTAACTTCCACTCAGCATCCTTTTCACGGATTCTATCCATAATAACGGTTGCCATGTTAGCTACAGATTCATGCGAAAACTCAGACTTTTTGCCTAACTTAGAATCGAGCATCTTTTCAAACTCTATTGTTAATTCTTTTGTGTCCATAATTTTAGAACTGTTATGATTTTTTACAGTAAATTCTTCGTTTTGGGAAATTTTTAAAATATTATTTTTAATTTTTTTGAAAGCAGGTAAGGACGATGAGTCCCCTTTCTCCTCTGTTTCGAGCTGCCCCCCCTCTTGAGTGGTGACGCCCTGCACATCTGCTGCGGGCTTTGTTGTAAACCCAATTCCTAGAGGAAATACCTCTCCAGCCACCAAACGATAGACGGGGGTTCCGTCATCTAAAACCCCATTTCCATCAAAAGCTCTCAAATATTTCTCCAATTCTTTGATTTTATGAGGATCTGTGATAATCTCCGCCTCGCTCAGGTTTTGGGAACCTATTGCAATATTATAATCATTAAAACCAAGTTCCCAACTTGCTGAAATCTTATGATAGTCCACATCTTCCGGATCACTCGCCTTGAGCAACAGGTCTGCAAACTCAGGGTTTACTGTTTTATAAATAACTGCGGCCAACGAAATATAAAAAGGATCAACTTTCTTTTCTAACTGGTTTGTATTTAATATTTTTTCGTTTTCCATATCTGTAAACGCAGCGTTGACGATATGTCCCACCACTTTGTTTTTCTTGTGTTCTATGTTGGTGGGCTTATGAATAAAATAACCAACCAAATCTTTGGCTGTCAACGAATCGATCCCATCCCCATTGCGGTTAAATCTATTAACGATAGCGGCATTGAAGGCTGCCCCTATCAAATCAATATTACGGTCCAAGTCTATTCCCTTGGGGATTAATGGTTTTAAATTCTCTAAAGAAGCTACGCTAATACTCAGATCCTTTTCCAGATCGTCTGTGGCAAAAACTTCGAAATCAAATTTGGTTTTAAACTTGTAGGGTTCACTCATACCTTGTATGTTACACTTTTTTAATCTTTTGGTGAATTTTTTACACTATGGTATAAAATAGCCGAGGCATATTCATCCAACGAGTGCTCCGCACTAATATTTGCCACCCCGCGCAAGGTCTTAAGGCCTAAAATCTGTTTATTGTCCTTGAGGCAACTTACCGCAGTCTTCTCCCACTCTGCTTGATCGCAGGCAGCCACTACCCCCTCGCAAACCTTTTCTAAGATATTTTTCTGATCTTTTGTTAGCCTTTTTTTCTTGAAAATCTTTTTTGCTTCGGTTGTTATGGCCCCATGAAGCTTATTGGTAGCATCAATCACGTCTTTAATAGAATCCACAGCATAAGTTTTTTTACCATTAGTCTTTGACCCAAGCGGGCGCCCGGGGGATTGTGGGGTCTTCTTCTTTTGTTGTTCGAGCATTTTCATGCTTTCGGGATGTTCGATCTCTTCAAGTTCCATTTCCTCGCCTTCCTCGAAAACTGGAACCCCTCCCACCAAAGGATTATACCATCCTTTTTTTCTATCCTCCAAGAATTTCTCTTGGGCGCTTTCCAGTTCTTTTTCTGAGGGGAAAACACCCGTATCAATAACCTTCATTCCCTCTTCAGGAGGTAAAATACCAAGTTCCATCATACGAGTTATAACACGCTGCACTTGGTTTTCATCTTTCATATCAATATCTTCAAACTGGGCAGTAGGAGCCCCTCTAAACCCAAGATTTTTACAAATCTGATTTATTTCGGGTTGTAAAAATTCATGCAAAAAAGCTTCGCGTGACTCGCGCAAGCGCTGTAAAAAGAGCTGTGCTTTAATGGTGGCATTGGCAAACTTCTCTTCTCCGAGGATAATATTTTGCAACCCTTCTTTGATGTCCCTGTTCACAACATCATACTTTGCAGGGCCAATTACTTTCTGTAGGTCCGGTATAATAAAGTCTGCTTTGGTGGTATAATCACTCACCAACACGCGACCAACACTTTGATTGGTGAACAAAGATTGCATGGCTTCCATATTTCTAGGATTGATTCCTCCTTTATCAGGGGTAGTTCCCAGTGTAATCATCAAAACCACATTTTCAACGGTGCGGCAAATTGCTTGGTCAATCTTTTTCATTTCCATTTTGAAGTTGAGATCATCAAGAACAGCAAATCCAAAAGGAATACCGAAGGGCTCATAGTCTTGTTTTTTATAAAAAGCGTACCTTAATTTATTGGGGTCGAGCCGAACCGTCATCCCTGAAGGGGTCCAGCTATTTTTACGTATACGCTCTTTTATGTTTTCTGGCAAAGCTTGAAAAAGCTCTTTATCCGTATCATTTTTAGGGTCTTTTAATCTTTCTATTTCATATTCACTTAATACCTTGGAAAAAAAGCGTACATCAAATGAGGTTGTTCTTTGCGCGACCACATCAAAAGGATTTAATAAAATATATCTAATAGGAATCTTATTGGTTTCGGCTACTAGCCCCAAATTTCTAATTTTTGCAAACTCATCAGCCTTGAACTTACCCTCCACCGCATAAAGAAAAATATTTCCACTTCTGTAATATTCTCTAAAAAATTGATCCTTAAGATTCCAAATGCCTATTTTTTTAAACCACGAAGTGATAAAACGTCTAGACTTTTCGGTGCCTCCTTCTAAATGAAGGGGCGCATTAGTAAAGTCCGACATCATGTCGATCGAATTGCGAAAAATAGCGATGTTGCAATAAGCCTTTTGGCATAATTCTATAGCCTCTCTTACGTTGACCCCATCCATCCCATACTGATAAGGAAGCATTCCGGCGCGAATATTATTATAACCATACAATTTGGGATTGACAGCTATGGCGTTTCGGCGCCGATCTGTAGTGCTGCCACCGCCGGTGCGAGCCTCTGCTGTATAGTCATAAAACGAATCGCCTATCAGCTTTGGTTGAGGCTCTTCGTTGCCCGCAAGACTTTGGTATGGGCTGTTAGGATATTGAAAGTTTTTTTCAAATTTTTTCCAATAGTCGGATCTTTTGGTATATTTTCTCGAGGCCATATTAAATTTTACACAGATTTAGTTAAAAGTGACTTTCAAAAGTCATAAAGTTAGTTTATGAACACTGGTTCAAACGTTTCTATTATATCTGATTTGGGCTGTTTTTTCGAGTCAAAATAGATTTTTGCCATCCAGTTAGCTAACACTAAGGCTGAATAAGAATCTTTGCGCGCTTTGTCTGGGCCTGTTTGGCGTCTTAAATTGCTAGGCAAATCAAAAGTTTGTGTACCTTGAGAGGTGGTGGTAATTTGTATAAGGGCGCATTCGTTTTTTGTCATGTTCATCATGTCGGCCTGATGCTCAATAAAATCAATCTGTTTTGCTCCCAATGATTGCTTCTCGATTTCGGAGGCTCGCAGAAACCGGATTTCCTCAATGGGGATATGTTTATTTTTTTGGGCTGTATATTGATCGTCAATAGCTTGGCTTGCAAACATAATACGGCGGTGGTCAAAGTTAGCTTGTAATAACTCGTTCCCTTGGCGTATCCAGCTGCTCGTAGGTTTTCTTAGGATAACATATTTGTTGTCCACCTTGTTATACTGTTGTTTGTACTGGCGCAGGTTTGCCTGATACTCTTCAGGTTTATCAAATGGTACCTCGATTTGCTTTAATTTAATTTCTTTTTGCTTAAAGGTTTCGCTTTCATTGCATGCCTGCAAAAACTGCACCCCCCCGTTGTAGTCGCCGCATATAGCCACAATATGAAAATTCTCCAAGCAGAATAAAAAGTATCTAATATGATGTTTTAAAGATGTGCCCGCCAAGGCATAACTATGAACCAATGTGGCTCTTTGCTGCTCTTCGTTT